CTCGGATAGAACATCCCAGTTACTTATCTCTAATCAAGATATATAACGACGATTTAATACGTCAAGTTCTATTGGGCATTAGTTAGATGCCAAGCCTCCACATTTCGTTTTGGCACTACATTGAGCGCATAGCGCTCGTTGTAAAAGCCAAAGTCGATACCTGGCGTGGCTGCTAGAGTAGAGTAATCATTCGTAAAGGTACGATGATCCTCTCTACCAAAGCTGTACAACATACGACCTGTTTCGAGAGCTTGTGCTCTCGCATAGCTTGGGGTTGTCCTTCTTTCGAGGGTCAACTTAGTTCCAAGGTAGGTGTATGGACAAGGCTCTTGAATCGAACCTCTAACGGCCTGGGTAGTAAAAACTACCTCAGGAACGTGCTGTGAAAGAACTGAGAAGGTATTCGAAGAATACCGACCCAGAAAAGACACAGTGCCTCCAACGGTTGGAAGGGGACCAATCACAGATTCGATGTAGGCGTAAATGAATTCGCTTACTTCGAAAAGTCCTCTAGTGACACACAAACGTGCGTGTCGTTCTAAAGAGACAAGTGATAGGGATGATGACAGGTTCAATCTAAAACTACGTTTTGGTAACGTAATCAGTTGATTTACTCTTATCTCCGACTTAAAAGACTTGACAGTCTTTAGAGTCTCAGTTACAGGGCAAGAACTTATTACTTTCTTACCATTGATTGTGCGAACAACCAATTTATCGATAACTCTACTTGTGCTCACGCACTTGTAGGAATCAACTATCTTGGAGTTGTTCCGAAGAACAACGCGAAAATGGTCAACTTCTTTAGTCGAAGGGAGTTTAGAACTCGTCAGCTTCAACCTGATGGGTGATACTTCTTTCCCGTTAAGGAAATCGCCACCGCATGATTCTCGAAAAGGTCCCTTTGAAAAGGACTTATTAGCGTTGAGCGCAAGCCCAACAGCTTCGAGAGCTGGTTTTACGTGATGATAATACATCGTAGGGACAATTAGATCGTCCCCGTAAACGTAAACTAGGTCACTAACTTCTTTATAAGGAAGTGCGTGACGCTTAGATATCATGGTGCAAACCGCGATATGGATTGTCAAAGCAAGAATGGGGAACGTTAAACCGCTACCCATCCCACTAAGCTTCGTTAGACGAATAGTCTTTACAGACTTATGCGTCTTCAAAACCGAATGAGTTGATCTCACTTTGGTCAAGAAGTAGTTAAATACAGGAGAATTCCCGTATAAAGCTAAGGCTACCAAATAACGAATTCGATCGCTTGCTTCCTTAAGGTCAGCAGTAGTGGTTTTACCATCTATGCTGCCTTGTTGGGCAAGTTCGCGATTCTTACTCTGGTCCTTGAAGTTGATTCTGAAATTAGTTTCCAGTTCAAGGGCTTCAGTGCTCCAATCAAGGAACGACATCTGCATCTTCAACAGGAACATAGGTTC